CTACGACGAGGCGTCCCGGCTGAAGCGCGGCATGACGCGGACGCAGAAGAACGTGCGCAAGGACGGGACGGAATCCACCCCCCGGCTGTCGGAGCTGGGGGTCCTTGACGCCGTCCGGTTCAAGACGAAGAAGCTGGTCGAGCTGAGCGGAACGCCCGCCCCGAACGGACTGATCGACCTCTACGGTCCGATCTACGCCATCGACCAAGGGAAGCGCCTCGGATCGTCCATGACCGCCTACAAGCGGCGCTGGTTCATAGAGGACAAATACACCAACAAGGTCGAGCCGCAGGAAGGCGCGCTCGAAGCCATCACCGAGCGCCTGAAGGGCATCTTCTTCAGCCTGCGGTCCGAGGACTATCTGGACCTCCCGCCGCTGATCCCGGTCGACCGGAAGGTGGTCCTGAGCCCCAAGGAAAGGGCCCAGTATCGCGAGCTGGAACGCGAGAGCGCGCTGGAAGTTCAAGGCCGCTGGGGCGATCCCGAGATGATCGAGGCGGTCAACGGCGGGGTTCTCGTTGGCAAGCTGCTTCAGTTCGCCAACGGCTCGCTCTACGGCGAAGACGGGACGGACCACCCGGTCCACCAGAAGAAGCTCGACGCGCTGGAATCTATCGTCGCGGAGGCTGGGGGCAAGCCACTTCTGGTTGCCTACTCGTTCAAATTCGATAAAGATGCCATCCTCAAGCGGTTCCCGCAGGCGCGAGTCTTCGGAGAGGGCGAGAACGACAAGAGGCACTGGAACGCGGGTCGCATCCCCATGATGCTGATGCACCCCGCTTCCGCCGGGCACGGGTTGAACTTCCAGAAGGGGAGCAACATCGCGGTCTGGTATGGGCTGACGTGGTCTCTCGAACTCTACCTACAGTTCATCAAGCGGCTGTGGCGCTCCGGGCAGACGGAAAGCCGGGTCTTCCTCTACCGGATTCTGGCGCAGGGGACCGCAGACTACGACGTCCTGAACGCCCTCGAAACCAAGGGCGCGACTCAGGACCTGATAACGGACACGGTGCGGGTGCGCTTGGAGAAGATGGCAGCATGACGACGAATGAGCGCGAGTTCGGACCGGGCGACCGACTGGCAGCACACATCAAGGCTCAGCGCGACGCGACGGCCCCTCTGTCCATGAACGGGCTGGCGGACAGCGCGCTTCAGGGGGTCACGGTCAGCTTCCTCGCCCAAGTCTTCCGGATCGACAACTCCGCTGTGAAGCGGAAGCTGGTCAACTGCCCGATCCTCGAATCCCGCCGCCGGGGGACGACGCAGGTCCAGCATCTCTACGATCTCGCGACGGCCGCCAAGTATCTCGTGGACAACGAGATCGACGCGGCGACGCTGATCTCCCGGCTGAAGCGGGAAGACCTGCCGCCCGCGATCTCCACGGCCTACTGGGACGCCCTGCTGAAGAAGCAGAAGTTCGAGGAAAACGCCGGGGACCTCTGGCGGACGGAGAAGGTCTGGGAGGTTCTGTCCACGACCTTCCAGAACCTGAAGTTCACGATGCAGCTCTGGCCGGAAACCATCGAGCGGCTGACCGGGCTCACCGACGAGCAGCGCGAGCTGCTTCAGGAGATGGTCGACGGGATGCAGCAGGAGCTGTTCGACGCGATGGTGAAGCAGGCCAAGGAAACCCGCACCGGGTCTCAGCTGGACGAGGTCCCGGACAACATGAAGATCACGCTGCTGGACGATGCTCCGGAGCTGGATGACGAGGCTCTGGACTTGCTATGAGCGTCCCCTTTGGATCACTCGAAGACATGATCGCCAGCGCGGCCGAGGCGATCCGCCCGGCGAAGCGCATGACGGTTGCCGAGGCGGCAGAGGAATACCGCTACATCAACAACCCCGGAGCCTACGTCGGGCCGTGGAAGAACTCGACCACGCCCTACCTCGTGGAGCCCATGAACATCCTGACCAGCTGGCGGTTCACCGGCATGGTCTTCGCCGGGCCCGCCCAGTGCGGGAAGACCGACATGTTCCCGAACTGGCTGGGCTACAGCGCGATCTGCGACCCGGCCGACATGATGCTGATCCAGACCTCACAGACCACGGCGCGCGACTTCTCGATGCGCCGGATCGACCGTCTGCACCGGCACAGCCCGAAGATCGGCGAGCGCCTTCTGAACACCAAGCAGGCCGACAACACCTTCGACAAGACCTACCGTTCGGGGATGCTTCTGACGCTCAGCTGGCCGACGATCAACGAGCTTTCGGGCAAGCCGATTCCGCGCCTCTGGCTGACGGACTACGACCGGATGCAGCAGGACGTCGACGGCGAGGGCTCCCCGTTCTTCCTCGCCCGGAAGCGCGCGACCACGTTCCGCTCGAACGGCATGTGCGCGGCCGAGAGCAGCCCCGGCTTCACCGTGGACAACCCGAAGTGGGTCCGGGGGTCGAAGCACGAGGCACCGCCGACTCAGGGTATCCTCGCGATCTACAATCAGGGCGACCGGCGGCGCTGGTATTGGCAGTGCATCGACTGTCACAACTGGTTCGAGCCTGCGTTCGACCTGCTCCGGTGGGAGACCGATGAAGACCTGATGGCGGCGGCCGAGAGCGTCTATCTCGAATGTCCCCACTGCGGCGGGGTCTATCATCACGACCCCCGAGACGGCCGACCGGGGAAGCACATCCTGAACCAGACCGGCCTCTGGGTTCCGGATTACTGCACGGTCGATCAGGACGGGAACATCCACGGCTCGCCGCCGCGCTCGACCATCGCCAGCTTCTGGCTGAAGGGGGTGGCAGCGGCTTTCAGCGACTGGAAGACGCTGGTCTTCAACTACCTCTCGGCGCTCCGGGAATATGACCGGACGATGAACGAGGAGTCGCTGAAGGCGACGGTCAACACCGATCAGGGCGAAGCCTACGTCCCCAAGAGCCTGTCGTCGGATCGCGTCCCGGAGGCCCTGAAGGCGCGGGCCAAGGATCGCGGCCACAAGGTCGTCCCGCATGGGGTCCGCTTCCTGATCGCCACGGTCGACATCCAGAAGCACCGCTTCGTCGTGCAGGTTCACGGGATCACGAGCCGCAAGGACATCGTCGTGATCGACCGCTTCGACGTGCAGAAGTCCCGGCGCGAAGACAAGGTCGCCGGGGGCATGTCTTGGGTGAACCCCGGTGCCTATGCCGAGGACTGGAAGCTGCTGGTCGACGAGGTCATGCTGAAGACCTACGAGCTGGGCGACGGGTCTGGCCGCCGCATGGCGATCAAGCACACCTACAGCGACTCCGGCGGTAAAGCGGGCGTGACCGCCAACGCCTATAACTTCTACCGATGGCTCCGTTGGGGCGATCCAGAGGATCAAGATGAAGACGCCGAAGAAGGGACATACGAGTGGCAACCGGGGCTGGCCGGGCGGTTCACACTGGTCAAGGGTGCCTCGGCCAAAGAACACCCCCGCGTCAAGCTCGGCTTCCCCGACAGCCAGCGAAAAGACCGAACCGCAGGAGCCCGAGGGGAAATCCCCGTCCTCTTCATCAACCCCAACTTGGTGAAGGACATGCTCGATCACATGCTGAACCGGACGGACCCCGGTGGGCAGATCGAGTTTCCGAGCTGGCTGGACGACAACTTCTTCATCGAACTCACCGTCGAAGTGAAGAACGCGGTCAAGAACGTGTGGGAGAATCCGAACAACTTCCGCAACGAGAGCTGGGACCTTCTGGTCTACTGCATCGCCGGGACCTTGACCCCGGAGATCGCGTTGGAGCATATGAACTTCGACAGCCCGCCCGGCTGGGCGGAGCAGTGGGACATGAACGATCTTGTTTTCGATCCCCAAATCGCCGATAAACCATTCTCAGCGGGGAAAGACAAACGGTCGCTCTCCGACCTCGCCCAAGACCTAGCATGAGGCTGCGCGCATGGCGTCTACCGAACTGACCGCCGAAGAGATCGTCATCTACACGGCTCGGCTGTCGGAGGCAGAGGGGGCGTTGCACAAGCTGATGATCGGCTCGCAGGCCCGCGTGGTCGTGGAGTCGAACGGCGAGCGCGTCGAGTTCACGGCCGCCAATGCGTCGCGTCTCCGCGCCTACATCGAAGAGCTGAAGATCGCGTTGGGCAAGAAGACGGTCTGCGGCCCGCTTCAGCCGTGGATGGTGTGACATGACGACGATGCCCCAGATCGTGACGCCGAAGCAGATGGACCTCGCGGACACCATCGGCGAGCTGGTGGGGAACCAGTATCGCGAGATGGCCTTCACCGGGGCCTACGACGGCGCAGCTCAGTTCGACAAGAACATCGCCCTCTGGGCTCCGCCGCTGCAATCGGCCGACCGCGACATGCTGCCGGAGAAGCGCCAGCTCGACGCGCGGGCGCGCGATGTCGGCCGGAACGACGCCTACATCCAAGGCGGCGCGACGCTTCACAAGGACTCCATCGTTGGGCACATGTATATGCTCAATGCCAAGCCCCAGATCGAGCTGCTGGGCTGGTCCGAAGAGCGCGGCGAAGCGTTCCAGAACGAGGTCGAGGCCATGTTTCAGGTCTGGGCCGACAGCCCCCACAAGTGGGTGGATGCGGCCCGTGAGAACGACCTGACGGCGTTGATCCGTCTGGCCGTCGGCGTCTACACCTTCGGCGGCGAGGTTCTGGCAACGGCCGAGTGGATCACCCGGAACCGCCGGGAATACGCGACCGCGATCCAGATGGTGGACTGCGACCGACTTCAGACCCCGTGGGAACACGCCAACAACCCGCGCGTCCGGGGCGGGATCATGCACGATTCCTATGGCGCTCCCGTGACCGCCTTCATCCGGACGTCGCACCCGGCGGACTTCGGTGTATCGGCGATCCCGATGTCGGACTTCAAATCCGTCGGCTTCTGGAAGCCGTGGGGCCGCAAGCAGGTGATCCACATCCGCGAGCAGCAGCGGGTCGACCAGACGCGCGCCGTCGCGGACATCGTGGCCGGTCTGCGCGAGATCGCGATCACCCGGAAGTTCCGGGACGTCACGCTTCAGAACGCCGTGGTGAACGCCACCTATGCCGCCAGCATCGAGAGCGAGCTGCCGACCGAGGTCGTCTATCAGCAGATGGGCGGCGGGAACATCTCGGACGCGGTCCAGCAGTATGCGAGCGCCTACCTGTCTGCCGTCAACGAGTATGTCGGCTCCGCCAAGAACATGCGGATCGACGGCGTCAAGGTCCCGCACCTGTTCCCCGGCACCAAGCTCAACATGCACCCGGCCGGGAACCCCGGCGGCGTGGGTCAGGACTTCGAGCAGTCCCTGCTGCGCTACATCGCGGCGTCGCTGAACGTCAGCTACGAAGAGCTGAGCCGCGACTACACCCAGACCACCTACAGCTCGGCTCGCGCGGCCATGTTGCAGACGTGGCGGTTCATGCAGTCGCGGAAGAAGATCGTCGCCGACGAGATGGCGAACGCGGTCTACCGGCTCTGGCTGGAAGAGGCGATCAACAACGACCGCCTGACCTCGTTCCGGGCGAACGAGGCCGAACAGCTCTACACCAACGGCCACCAGAACCTGTTGTTCGACGCGCTGACCCGCGCCGACTGGATCGGGGCCTCGCGCGGCCAGATTGACGAGCTGAAGGAAACGCAGGCCGCCGTCCTGCGGATCAAATACGGCCTGTCGACTCACGAGGACGAGCTGGCTAAGCTGGGCAAGGACTGGCGCAAGGTGTTCATCCAGAAAGCGCGCGAGCAGAAAGAGATGGAGGACCGTGGGATCGTGCTGCTGGAAGACAACAGCGTGAACGCGGCGTCGGGCTCCCCGCGCGAAGATCAGACCGGAGGCGAGAAGAGTGCCAAATCCAAATCCGCAAAATAGCCTGATCTCGGCGATCACCGATCAGCCCCTGCTGTTGGCGCAAGGGGCCGAGACCATGTTCTCGGCCTACCTCCAAGAGCTGGCGGCCGACAGCCAGTTCATGGAGTGCTACGACGCCTCTCTGGCTCAGGCTGTGTCCGCGCAGGACGATGACGACTACTGGGACCAGAACGACCCGTGGGTCGCGGCGTTCCGCCCCTACGTCGTCAAGAACGGGGTGCTGCAAATCCCGGTCTTCGGTGTCTTGCTGCACCGCTTCAGCTTCCAGTTCGGCCGTCGGGCGACGGGCTACACCTACATCGAGCGCGCTTTCAACCGGGGCATGGAAGACGGCAACGTCAAGGCCATCGCCTTCATCATCGACTCCCCCGGTGGGGAGGTCGCGGGCAACTTCGATCTGGTGGAGAAGATCGCTGCGCGCCGGAACGACAAGCCGATGCGCGCCTTTGCCTCGGACCACGCCTACAGCGCCGCCTTCAACATCGCGGCGGCCCCCGGCCCCGGCAATCTGGTCATGACCCGCTCGGGTGGAGTCGGCTCTGTGGGTGTCGTTGTCGCCCACGTCGAGATGTCCGAGATGCTGAAGGACTGGGGGATCAAGGTCACGTTCATCTTCGCCGGGAAGCACAAGGTCGAAGGGAACCAATACGAGAAGTTGTCTGACGGCGCGAAAGCGCGTATTCAGACAAAAGTCGACCGTATCTACGGCGAGTTCGTCGCGATGGTGGCGGAGAACCGGGGTATGGAAGAGAAGGCGGTTCGGGACACCGAGGCGCTTACCTACGACAGCTCGGAGGCGATTGGCGTTGGCTTTGCTGACCGCATCGGGGCTCTTGAAGAGGAACTGGCCGTCTTTGCAGAAGAGGCCGACGCACAGGAGAGTGAGTTCATGACCACCAAACCGAACGCTCCGGCCGCGACCACCGACGGCCAGATCACGCAGG